GTATCTATCATATTCTGCAGATGAGTTCGAGAAGTCAGGACTAACTTTCTTTGAAGCATTGAATGATACAATACAAAACAGTCCATCCGACTATCAAATGGTTAGGAATCTTGCATTCTTGTTTGGTAGTAGAGACTATGAGGGAACAGAAAGAGACACAGGCCGACAGGTCAGACTACAATTAGGTAAACTAGGAGCATAGGATGACATTTAGATTAAGTCAAAGGTCATTGGATAGACTCGAAGGAGTACATCCAGATATGACTGCAGTAGTTGAGAGAGCTATACAACTTTCTAAGGTAGACTTCGGAGTGACGCAAGGAGTCAGAACTTTAGATGAACAAAAGGCTAATGTAGCTGCAGGAAGATCACAAACCATGAGGTCTAAACACTTACTTCAACAAACTGGATTCAGTCATGCTGTAGACGTAGTAGCTTATGTAGGTTCAGACGTGTCGTGGGAGCTAAACTTGTATGATGACATCTGTGATGCTTTCAAAGAAGCAGCTAAAGAAGTAGGGTGTAGTATAAAATGGGGAGCAGCGTGGAGTGAGGGTGACATAAGAACCTACCCAGGAACATCAGAAGATGCTATGATGGCTTATGTAGACCTAAGACGTTCTCAATCCAGAAGACCTTTCATCGATGCCCCACATTTCGAGTTGATGTAATGGAGATGCTTGAACTTATAATGCAGTGGTTAGTCGCTCCTTTAGCAGGAATTGTCTGGTTTTTGTTTATGAAGTCAAGTAAGAACGAAAGAGACATTGCAGTACTCCAAGCACAGTATGAAGCTAATAGGTTAGCCTACGACAGAGAGATGAAAGAACTAAAAGAAACTGTCAAGGCAATCTTTAATAAACTAGATAGTATAGAACAAGCACTAAGAGATAAGTAATGGACCCAGTAAGTTGTGTTATGATGGCATCAGGTGCTTTCAAAGCATTGAAGGGTGCTATTGGTGCAGGTAAAGACTTGCAAGAAATGACAGGTCAGCTTGCCAATTGGGGTAAAGCTTTCTCTGACTTTACTAACTTAGAGGAACGAGAAAAGAATCCTCCTTGGTGGAAGCAGACATTCAAAGGTAGTGACGAAGAGACTGCTCTAGAGATATTTGCTAACAAGAAGAAGATGGAACAAATGAGGGCTGAGATAAAAGATCATATATCTTGGAACTACGGACCTAGTGCGTGGGAAGAGGTCTTACAGATTGAAGCTAAAATGCGTAGACAAAGAAAAGAAGAACTTTACAAGAAACAGGAGAGAGTAGATGCGATTATTAATTTCGGTATCGGTGGTGTTATGTTTATCCTTGGGGGCGGCTTGCTACTATTGGTATTCTACTTCATCGGCAAACAACAAGGTAGATGGTGATGTGGTTCCTAGTGTGGATGCAGTTCATAGTGGGAACGAATGAGTTCGAGTACTACCAAGTAGGTACATACGGATCAGAAGAAGCCTGTAAAGAAGAAATGGTAAGAGCAAGGGTGATGGTAACGAATAGTAAATCAGCGGTACATTGCTTTGAGGTTGATAGAAGTAAATAATAAGTTTGTAGTATATGATAAGAACGGTAATGTTATAATAATTACTCGTAGTAAAAACATTGCTATAAAGTATGCGAGGAATAATGGCACACACAGTAATTGATGATTGGAAAATTATACCAAGGCTAATGATGTTGGCTGTAACTATACTAACATATCAGGCTGTTCATTGGTATATGGCTTTGCCTGATCCGACAATACAACAGTCAGGTCTGGTGTCAGTCTGTATGGGTGCTCTGACAGGGTGCTTTGGTATATGGATGGGTAAAGAATCTAAGACAACAGTAACTCCAACGAGGGTAATCCATGAGGAATCTTATAGCAAGTCTGATTCTAGGTAGCCTACTAGCAGGTTGCATGTTGAATCCTATGAACCTACTTGGTGGTGGAGGTGGACCTAGTGTCAATGCTAATACACAGGCAGGTAAAACAAACTCACAGACAGTAGGTAACTCTACAAATACAGATCAAGAGATTAGCTTACAGACTCTTGAAGGGAACCTAAATCAAAGTAACGATAAGAATAAAGTAAGTACTGATAGTGTGGAGAACATAAATATAAATGAGATACCACCCTGGGTATTGATACTTCTAGTACTAGGTTGGTTAGCACCTAGTCCACAAGAAATGGGGCGTGGTTTACTTACTCTTATAGCAACACTAAGGGGAAAGAAAAATGGCAGCACGGCTTAACAAGTCAAAGATGAAGTGTAATAGTCCTAGAGCTACACCCAAACATCCTACTAAATCTCATGTAGTAAAGGCTTGTGTCAATGGAAAAGAAACTGTTATCAGGTTTGGTCAGAAAGGTGTCAGAGGAAGCCCTAAAGGTTCAGCTAGGAATAAGGCTTTTCGTGCACGACATGCTAAGAATATTAAAAAGGGAAAGATGAGTGCAGCGTATTGGGCTGCTAAAGTAAAATGGTAAAAGGATAAATACAATGAAGACAATAACTATTAGTATAGTAACGGTAATGGGCTTTCTTGCGATAGCAGCAACTAAGGTATCATCTATGGATTTTTCTGTAGTAGGGCAAACGTTGTCGATAGGTGCAGAGACTGACCTAAACTACACTACTGGTGTAGAAGAATGGGAATGGGAACTGACCCCATCTGCAGGAATAACTACATTGGGTATTGGTCTAAGTGTAGCTACTGATATTGATATGTTAGAGCTAGAAGAAGGAAACATCTTTCAAGGTCTAGATTTCACTGCAGACTACGAAGTACCTAGTACAAACATCAATCTATATACTGAAGTTTCAACAGATGCAGACCTAGAGTTTGGTGATGTAACTGTAGGGGCTAAGTTTAACTTCTGATGTGGTTAGCTATAGTAATGTTCTGTATGTCACCTACCAATTCAGCAACGTGTACTCTGACAGTCAACAACGAAAACTTATACAGAACTAGAGAAGAATGTCGTATAGAGATGCGTAATATGGTAGATATGTTTATTTCAAGAGGTGTCTTTTCACAAGGTACATGTGTAGAAATAGGAGTTTCAACATGAAGATAGTAAAATGGTTATGGAGATATTTAAAAAGAATAGGGTGTGCAATCTTAAATAAGAATTGTGGTCCTGACTGTAACTGTAAGGTAGGCTAACATGGCGAGTCCTACACCTACAAAACCTGCTCTGTGGTCTAGAGCCAAGGCAGAAGCTAAGAAGAAGTTCAAGGTCTATCCTTCAGCATACGCAAATGCTTGGGCTGCTAAGTGGTACAAGTCTAAAGGTGGTGGTTGGAAAGGCAAGGACAACAGAGTAAAGAAGAAGAAGTAATATGGCTAAAGAAGGTCTAGGTAAATGGTTCAAAGAGGATTGGCGTGATGTCAAGACAGGTAAAAAGTGTGGAAGGTCAGGGAAGAAAGATAAACGCAGAGGCTACCCTGCGTGTAGACCTAAAGCAGTTGCAGGAAAAATATCAAAGAGTGAAGCCAGAAAGAAAACAGGACCAAAGAGAGTCAAGTGGTCAGTGACCGCCTCTGGTAAGAAAAGAAAAAAGAAATAAAATAAACCCCCAAGGAGAAATCCAAGGGGGTTTTTTCTTTACTTATGCGTATCAGTCCATCTCTTGCGTAGTCTATTGAGATACCAGATAGCTTTGTCTATATCTTCTAAACCATTCTTATACTCGCAACGCCAAAGATACTTGAGAACATTGGCGGCATGTGGTGCTATACTACCAGACATGTTCTCAGTCATAGCTTCGATAGCTTGTATACATTCTATCCCACTGTGGTTGTAGTGGACAGGGTTGTTTACTAAATCAACTGATCTTTCAATAGCAAGACACTCACCACATATACCATCATCATCCAACAAGCCATTACATTTTTCACAACTAGCCATAGGCTCTCCTCTTTAGATACTTGATTCTATAATGTTGATACACTATTATTAACGGAACTGCAATACAAAAAAGATATACATTTATTTCTTCGTATGTAATACCCATCATCTTAGCTGACCACAACAGAAATAAAACACAAGAATCAAAGACTGAATCTATCCAGTATATACCGCTGTTTCCCATCAAGTTCTCCTATGCTGATATGTCTACAATCTCACACGACTCCCCAGTACATGCAAATGTTTGACTAGACTTAGTTGTATCTTCTAACTCATACTCTGATAGCTTAGTCCAATCAATACTCTTAGGCATTGTCTTA